ACGCCCTACGTCATGTGGCTGCTCGACGAAAGCGGCGACTACCCGGAAGCGATCATGCCGGTGTGCGAGGGTATCTTCAACGGCAACCCGGTCGAGGCGCACATCGTTCAGGCCGGCAACCCGACCCAGTTGAGCGGGCCGCTGTACCGCGCGTGCACCGTCGCCCGCAAACTGTGGACCGTGATCGAGATCACCGCCGACCCCGACGATCCCAAGCGCACCCCGCGCGTCTCGGTGGAAGTGGCGCGCGAACAGATCGAGCAGTACGGCCGCGACAATCCCTATGTGCTGGTGCGAATCTTCGGCCAGTTCCCGCCGTCGGCCTTCAATGCGCTGATCGGCCCCGACGAGCTCACCGCGGCGACCAGGCGCTCATATCGCCCCGAGGACATCAGCAGCGCCGCCCTGATCTTCGGCGTCGACGTCGCGCGCTTCGGCGATGATCAGAGCATCATCTTCCCGCGCCGCGGCGTGCAGGCGTTCCTGCCCAAGAAGTTCCGCAACATCGATTCCACCGTCGGATCCGGCGCACTCGCCCGCATGTGGGACGAGTACGGCGCCGACGCGGTATTCGTCGACAACGCCGGCCTGGGTGGTGGCGGCTGGATCGATGCGCTCATCGGGCTGGGCAAGTCACCGGTCGCCATCGACTTCGGCGGCCGGGCCCATGATGCCCAGCGCTACCACAACCGCCGCGCCGAGATGTATTTCGACCTCGTGCAGTGGATCAAGCGCGGCGGCGCCATCCCCGACGATCCCGGGCTGATCGCGGCGCTGACCCAGACCACCTACACGTTCTCGCGCGCCGGCGGCGCCGCCATGCTGCTGGAGCCGAAGGAGTCGGTGAAGAAGAAGCTGGGCTATTCGCCCGACGAGGCCGACGCGCTGGCGCTGAGCTTCGCCGAGCCGGTCTCGCCCAAGCGCCCGGCCGTCGGCAAGCCACGGCATCAGGTCGAGTACGATCCCTTCGCCAATCTGGGCAAGGCCGTGCAGGATTCTTATGGCCGGTCCGCCAGTGACTATGATCCGTTCAAGGGGATGTGAAATGCTGAGCTTTGTCGCCCATCACTGGATCGAAATGATCAGCGCGTGGGTGTTCTTCTATGCGATGGTGAAGGGCAAGAACGTCCGCTGGTGGGGAGAATGAACATGAACTTCAACACGGCTGTGGCCCTCAACGACAACCGGCGCTTCGTGCTGGTGTCGATGATCGTCAATTCGGCGCTTTACCTCGCCGGTGTGTTTATCGCCGGGCTGGTGACGGCTCACCCGGGCGCGTGGCGCCTGGCGCTGGTGACCGCCGGCCTATGCTATCTCTCGGCACTGCTGCAGGCGACCGCGCCCGAGGCACGCTTTACCGCCAGCACGATGGCGGTGCTTTCGGTCATCATCGGCGGCATGGCCGGCGCGGCGCTACTGGTATGATCGAGGTCCACCACAATCTGTTCGTCGGAGACGCCACCGATGAGGCCAGCGTGCGTGGCGCAGCCGGCTGGTACGTCGTCAGCGCGGCCAAGGAACCTTGGCACCGGCAGGCACTCGGCTATACCCAGCGTGCCGCGCCGAAAGACCACCCCGAATATCTCTGGGCCCGGCGCGAGAACCGGCTGATCCTCAACCTGGTCGACGTCGCCGATCCCGCCTATATCCGCCCCGAGATCGTCGAGATTGCCCTCGCCGCCATCCACACGGCGCTGGAAAAGGATGGGCAGAAGGTGTTGGTGCACTGCAATCAAGGCGGCTCGCGCGGCCCGACGATCGCGATGCTCTACCTACAGCGTCACACCGACGAATTCGCCGGCCTCGATTACGAGGCAGCGGCCGAACAATTCCGATCGATTTACCCATCTTACGCTCCGGCCCGTGGTGTGGCAGAATACGCGCGGGCGAACTGGGGCTGATCCGTGATCATCTTCGTACCGTGGTGGGTCTCCATCGGCTTGGGGTTGCTGGTGATGGCGTTCCTGCTGTGGATCGCCAAGGTCGAATGATAGGAGGCTGCCATCTCGTTCCTGATGCCCCAGGCGCCCGCTGCGCCGCCGCCCCCGCCCACTCCGCCGACAATGGCCAGTTCCGCCGTGGCGCAGTCGCAGAGCGCCGCGCGCGCCGCCGCTGCCGCCGCCTCGGGCAAGGGCGGCTTTGGTGGCACCAAGATGACGACTGGTGCTGAAGCCGGTGGCCCAGCGCCGCAGGTCGCCACCCACCAACTGTTCGGGCAGTGATGGCAGACGCCGCCGCCCTCCTCGCGCTGCTGCCGCCCGGCAACTGGACGCTTGAGGATTACCCCTATGGCGGCACGCTCGCCACCGACAGCTCCGGCGCCAACAAGCCGATGCTGATCAAGGATGGCGTCGCCGAACTGCTGGTGCCCGGCAAGAACGCCCCACCTTTCCGCGCCAACAAGAACCTCCGGGGGTCATAGTGGATCGCGCCTACGACACTGCTGCCTTCGACATGGGCCCGAGCCTGCTGGCCGCGCAGCCGCTGACCCCGCGACCTAAGCGCCAAGGGCGCACCCCAGAATGGGCCGCCGCCTATCCCAAGCTCGAATCCCGCCTCGGCATGCTGCGCAACTGGCGCTATTCGTGGTGGATGTACTGGTCGAACCTGGCGGCCTTCTTCAACCCCCGGCGCTACATCTGGCTGGTCACCCCGAACCGCATGTGGCGCGGCTCGCCGATCAATGACCAGATACTCGACTCCACTGGCCTGCAGGCGGTCCGCACCTGCGCCGCCGGCATGTGGACCGGCCTCACCAGTCCCAGCCGGCCGTGGTTCAGCCTCGGCGTGGACATCCCCGAGGAACAACTCGACGCCGACGCCAAGGCGTGGATCGCCGATACCCAGGAGAAGGCCTACAAGGTGCTGGAAGGCTCGAACTTCTACACCATCATGGCACAGGGGTTTCAGGACGTGACGGTGTTCGGCACCGCCCCGGTGATCATGTACGAGGACTACGAGGACGTCATCCGCTGCTACCTGCCGGCCGCGGGCGAATACTACCTCGGCACCGGCCCCCGCCACTCGATCGACACGCTCTATCGCGAATTCACCTACACGGTGGCGCAGATCGTCGGCCGCTGGCAGGTCGAGAACTGCCCTGACCCGGTGCAAACGCTGTGGCGGCAGGGCGGCGGCTCGCTCGACACCGAGTTCGTGGTGATCCATGCGATCGAGCCGAACTTCGCCTTCAATGCCGGCAATGGCGACGAGTTGCGGTTGCTGCCCGACGAATTCACCTGGCGCGAGGTCTACTGGCTCAAGGGCCAGCCCAGCGATCGACCGCTGGAGGTCAACGGCTTCCGCAGCCCGCCGTTCTTCGCCGCCCGCTGGGCCACGACGTCGAATGACAGCTATGGCCGCTCCCCCTGCATGGACGCGCTCGGCGACAACAAGCAGGTGCAGTTGGAAACGATGCGCAAGGCCGAGTTCATCGAGAAGGGCGTTCGCCCGCCGATGGGCGCCGATCCCAGCCTCAAGAACGAGCCGTCGTCGGTGGTGCCGGGCAACATCACCTATGTGGCGGCCGATGGCAGCAAGAAGGGGTTCTGGCCGCTGTTTCAGGTGGCACCTGAATGGCTGGCCGGCCTGACCAACGACATCGACAAGGTGAACGCCCGGATCGAGAAGTGCCTGTTCGTCGACCTGTTCATGGCCATCACCAAGATGGAAGGCGTGCAGCCGCGCAACGAGCTCGAACTGACCCAGCGCAACCAAGAGCGACTGCAGGAACTGGGGCCGTTCGTGCACCTGTTCGAGAACGAATTCGCCACCCCGGCGCTGCAGCGGCTGATCGACATCATGATGCGTCGGCGGGTGACCAAGCCGCTGCCGCCGTCGCTGCGCAATGTGCCGTTCAAGATCACCTTCATCTCGATCATGCGCCAGGCGCAGCGGGCGATGGAGAGCGTGGCGCTCAAGGACGTGCTGCAATTCGGCGGCCTGCTGTCGGAAGCGGCGCACTCGGCCGGCCTGCCCGATCCGCTGCGCAACATCGATCTCGACAAGGCCTATCGCAAGTACGGCGAAATCAACGACGCGCCCGACGATCTCTGGTTCACCCCGGCCGAGGTGGCGCAGCACGACAAGCAGGCCGCCCAAGCCAAGCAGGCGGCGCAGGTACCCGGCGCGGCAATGGCGGCGGTGCAGGCGGCGCAAACCCTGTCGCAGACGTCGACCGGGCAGGGCACTATGCTCAATTCACTGCTGCAGAGGTCGCCGGTATGAGCCTGACCGAGCCCGAAGTACTCGACCGGCTGCGCACCTCGCTTGCCGAGGCGATCCAGGCCAGCAAGGATCTGGCGGTGCGTTCGCGCTATGGCCTGCCCTACCAGCGGTTGCGCGACCATCTGGCGCTGATCGAAGGCTGCTGCCGGCAGATGGCGGCGTTCCGCGGCGACGGCACCTGGCTGCCGTTCGGCATCTACATGGCCGAGTGCCACAAGCGCGCCGGCGGCTGGCTGCGCGGCTACACCAGCGCTGGCATCCACATCACCTACACGCCCGGGCAGATCAATCAGGTGTTCGTCACCCTGGCGGCGCAGCTGACCGCGATCAAGGATGCGGTCGAGACCAAGAGCGATGCCAAGACCGGGCAATTGGGGCCCGTGCTGCCGGCGACACCAACAGAGGAGCGGCGGGTGGGGCGGCCGGCCTTCGGTACAGCACCGAAAAGCAAGCTGATCCTGCCGCGCCGTTTTGGCTGAATGCCGACCCTCGCCCCGATGGATATGGCCAAGGCGCGGCGCATGCGCCATGACGGCGCCACGTGGGACGAGATCGGCGAGGCGTTCGGTATCAGCGGCGAGACCGCGCACCGGCGCCTCGATCTGGTCTATGCCCAGCGCGTCCGTGAACAGATCGCCAGCATCAAGCACGGCAATCGCGTCGACAAGGCATGCGAGCCCGTCGTCGCGCCGGTGACCGGCCCTGACAACCGCTCATGGCAGCAACGCATGTTCGGCGACCCGCCACATTGGCGCTCGGCGCTGGCGAGGAGACAGCAGTGACCACCTACCAGCCTGAGCCGCCCGAGTTCGACCAGCCGGATCCCGAGCCGGCCAATGCCCTCGGTTCCACCTTCAATGCCGCCGAGCCCGCCCAGGTGCGACGTCGGGTAAAGCAGCAGGCACAGCAGGCGATCGACGCGGCCAAGTTCTGGCAGGACGTGCTGGCCAGCGAGATGGGCCGCACCGAGTTGTGGAAGCTGCTGAGCGAGGCCGGCACCTTCGACCAGCGCGCCGGCATCAGCGCCAATGGTGGATACGACCCGATGCTGTCGTCATTCCACGCCGGCCAGAAAGCCTTTGGCCATCACCTGTTCGGGCGGCTTCTCGGCTACGATCGAGAGGCAGTATTGCTGATGCTGACCGAGAATGATCCGACGGCACGGCCAGTTGAGGCGAAACCCCGACGCCGGAAAACCCCGACTTAGGCTCTACCAGCCATGATATTGCTCCGGGCATAAATCCTTCTACTTAGCCCGAGCGAGTTGTCCATGCCGCCTGATGCGCCCGAAGAGAATCCCGTCGCCGCCGGCATCGTGGACTCTTCACCCGCACCGGCTGCTGCAAGCCCCGAGCCGGTAGCGCCCGCTGCAGCGCCTGCCGCCTCGGTCGAGGCCGCGCCGGCCGTCGATACTCCTCCCGCGGCCGGCGCGGTCACCGACAAACCCGCAACTGGCGAAACGGTTCCCGAAGCGGCGCCGACCCTGCTCGACGAGTTCGACAGCAAGGCCAAGGCGGAAGCCGAAGCCAAGGCCAAGCCCGCCGTGGCCGAAGCCGACAAGCCGGCGGCCGCGGCCGCCGATGCCGCCAAGCCCGCCGATGGTGCCGAACCTGCTCCGGCCGCCGAACTGGCACCGATCGATTACTTTGCCCCCGACGCCGGCCTGACCATCCCCGAGACCATCACGATGGACGACGCCCAGAAGGGCGAGTTCACCACGGCGCTCGATGCCTTCCGCGCCGATCCGCAGAAGGGGGCACAGGGTCTGCTCGATCTTGCCGCCAAGAGCTTCGGGAACATGGCCGAGAAACTGGTCGCCGATCAGTGGAAGGCTTTTGCCGACACCAACGCCCAGTGGAAGGCGCAGGTCATGGCCGACCCGGTACTCGGTGGTGCCGGCCACAACACGGCGATGGCGCAGGTAGCGCTGGCCCGTGACAACTTCGCCTCGCGCGCCGAGCCTGGTACGCCGAAGTACGACGCCGAAATGACCGAGTTCAACCACATGATGAAGACCACCGGCGTGGGCAACCACCCGGCCTTCCTCCGCATGCTGCACAACGCCGCGCGCTACGTTCGCGAGGCACCGATGCCCCCGGCCGACGGCAAGCCGCCCAAGGACGCCGGACGAAACCCCGGCAAGCGCGGCCTCGGCAGCATCTACACGCACCCCACCTCGAATCCTGAAAGCTAGGAGATACCAAATTGGCGACGGGAAGCTGGCCCACCCTCATCGATGCTGCCTCGCGTACCGACGCTGACGGGAATATCCCCGTCATCGCCGAGATGATGAGCCAGCACAACGCCATCGCTGGCGATATGCCCTACAAGGAAGCGAACGAAATGACGGGGCACCAGTTTGTGTTCCGCACCTCGATCCCGACCGGCGCCTGGCGCTCCTACAATCAGGGCACGCCGTACGGCAAGTCGACCACCGCCAAGGCGCGGGTCGGCATGGGCATGCTCCGCGGCTACAGCCAGATCGACCGCGACCTGGCCAACCACACCGGCAATCCCCAGCGCTTCCGCGAGACGGAAGACATGGCCTTCCTCGAAGGCATGGGCCAGACCATCGTCAAGACGCTGATCTACGGCAACGCCTCCGTCGACCCCAACCAGTTCATGGGTTTGGCGCCGTTCTACAACACCATCAACACCGCGACGGCGCAGAACGCGGCCAACGTCATCGACGCCGGCGGCTCGGGGAACGACAACTCCTCGATGTGGCTGATCGGCTGGGGCCTGCAGAGCATCTATGCAATCTACCCCCGCGGCTCCAAGGCGGGCCTCAACATGGAAGACAAGGGCTCGATCGTCCCGGCCTACGATTCGGTCGGCAACCGCTTCGAGGCGTGGACGACCTGGTTTGGTCAGGACATCGGCCTGGTGCCGGAAGACTGGCGGTTCGGCGTTCGCATCGCCAATCTCGACACCAGCGCCGGCCCGGTCGGCCTCGCCGGTGCGGCGCCCCCCGACATCTTCGCCTTGATGGCCAACGCCATCATGCTGCCACCCGACACCAACATGCAGCTTTCCGGCATCGACGGCACCGACGCGCCGCAGGACGACAGCCGCAAGATGTGGTCGTGGTACACCAACCGTACCGTGCGCTACTGGATGGACATCCAGTCGATCCGCAACCGCAACGTGCTGCTGACCGACAAGGATTACGCCGGCAACCCGGTCACCACCTGGCGCGGCATTCAGGTCGACATCTGCGACCAGATCCTCAACACCGAGGCGGCGCTGACCTAAGGGCGGCACGAGACAAAGGAGACTACCGAAATGCTCATCGACGCCCTCGTCAGTTTCATCCCGCCCGGCTCGCCGCTTTCGTTGGTGGCTGGCGACGGGGTGGGCATCCGCTCCAGCATTATCGACCTGCTCGGCTCCGGCGCCGGTACCGCTCCCCAGAACATCATCGGCAATGCCGCGCTGTTCGGGATGGATGTCGGCATCGGCGACCCGCGCCCGCAGATCGAAGTGCTGGTGTCGACCGCCTTCACCACCGGCAACGCCGCCACCCTCAACGTCATGTTCCAGGCGGCGGCAGACCTCGGCACCCCGACCTACCAGCCCGATACCTGGCACACGCTGGTCGAGACCGGCCCGATCGCGGTGGCCAACCTCAACGCCATCGGCGACATCCTGGCGCGCTTCGACTATCCGCCGGTGTTCCCGATCAATCTGCGGCCGCGCTACCTGAGCCTGCTGTTCCAGCCGCTCACCGGGACGCACTTCACCGCCGGCGCCGTTCTTGCCCCGACCACCATGGTCCGCGATGACCAGTCGAACAAGAACACCCCGGCCAATTACAGCGTCGGCGCCCCGTAAGGAGCGCGCCGGTGCCCTACAAGCCGACAGGCAAACCGTCGGGGCGCCCGCGAAAGCCGGCGTCCCCGATGTCTGAGAACCCCCAAGGAGCGGCAATGGCCGAGATCGAGACCCCCGCCGTCGGCATCGCCGATACTCCCGAGTTCAAGGCCGCGCTCGCTGCCGCGATGACCGAGATGCGCAACGGCGTGATGACCGATGTCGTCACCGCGCTGGCGGCGGCCAAGGTCGGCGGCGGCAATGACAGCGCCGGCGACATGGAATCGCTGATCTCGAACCTGACCATGGCCATTGCCGGCATGACCGACACCGGCGGCAACCGCAAGCTGATCGCCCCGGCCGAGGCCTCGCGCCGCGTCGCTGCTTTCGAGCGCATGGGCCAGATCCTGATGCGCGTGCAGTCCGATCCCAAGCTGAAGCCGCACTACGCCATCGTGGCGCAGACGCAGCTGGAAGAGCAGCTGATCGAGAAGTACGTCGCGGCCGGTGACGGCAAGTGGCAGCAGAACGAGATCATCTGGCGGGGCGCCCCCAACAGCGCCATGCGGCCGGTCAACGACATCGCCAAGGAAATCTTCGGCGCCTATCTGGAATCGATCGGCGGCACCACCAAGAACCCCTCCGGCCTGCGCGACCATCCGACCTGGGTTACCTATGGCGGTCTGCAGATGGTCGGCCAGCCCAGCCAGAGCGCCGCCAACCGCGGTCTGGTCGCCGAGCCGGCGGCGCCGATGGAACTCGGCATGGACCTCAAGCCGCAGGTCGAGATCACCTCGGTCGACGATCCGAACGCCACCAAGGTACCGATCCTCGGAAAGACCTTTGCGCCGGCCGTGCGCACCGCGCCTGGCGACTTCGCCTCGTTGCAGTTCCCGCAGTGAGGGCGTGATGGTCAACCGCTTCCTCGCCCGCCTCGCCCTGAGCGTCGCCTTTGCCGCCCTGATGGTCGGGGCGAGCGAGGCGGCAACGCTCTACATCAGCGAGTTTGCCGCGCCGGTATCGCAGGTCGGCACCGTCACCGCGCAGATGCTGCCGCAACCGGCCATCACCGACCAGACCGTAGCGATCGGGTCGAGCTCGGCACCGTCGGCTGCCTTCAACGCCCAGACGCACGCCGTCATGCTCGAATGCGATGCCATCTGCTCGATCGTCTTCGGGGCAACGCCGGTCGCCACCGCGACCAACATGCGGCTGCCGGCTGGCACCATCGTGCAGTTCACCGTAGTGCCGGGCCAAAAGGTCGCGGTCATCACCAACACGTAAGGACGGTCCCGAAATGCTCCAGCCCGGCCAGCAGAACGCCAACCTGATCAACGGCGGAAACGCCAGCCGCATCCCGGTCGACAATGGCGGCTCGGTCATCGCCGGCATCTTGGCCAACGGCGGCACCGTGACGCTCAATGGCGCCACCCCGGTGGCCGTCGCCAATGCCAACGTCACCGCCAACTCGGTCATCATCTTCACCCTGAAGACAGCGGCCGGCACCGTCAGCCCGACCGCGCCCAATGTGCTGACCATCACGCCGGGTACCGGCTTCACCGTCGGCGGCGTCGCCCTCGACACCAGCGTCTACAATTACGTCATCCTCGGCTGATCGCCGCT